GGTTCCCGTTAATAACCAAACTCTTTTAATATTCTTAACAAAATGATTTATGATTTTTGTTCGTTGAGCCTGCGGATTTGAGATCATATGAGCCTCATCTAAGATAACAAGATCAAAATTTGATTGGTTGAGTAATGAGTTATCTTTTTCTTTTGTGTCATGAAAGTTTTTTAAAATATCATAATTAACAATAACAAAATCAGATTCAGTTGAAAATTTCTTACCTTCTGAAATATAAACAGGTCTATCTGAATAATTTTCAATTTCACGTTGCCAGTTAATCTTTAATGATGCGGGACATATAATTAATATTTTTTTCGCACCTGTCTCTAACGCAGCGATGATTGTACAAGTAGTATTATGGGTAACAATTGCGTGTTCGGTAACATACAATTTATCAAAAGAATCTACTGAAATACAAATAGCTTCACCACTACCCTCAAATTCAATATTTTTAATATATCTACCAACCTTATATTTCTCTGGTGTATTATATAATTTGTATTTTCGTTTAAGTTTAAACGGATTCATTCCTGAGGGTAATTTTATATTAACCCTATAAGATTTTTTACCTTCTTTTTTTTCACCCTTGTACGTATAGTTAGTTATTCTACTTTTTTTTCTGGCAATACCACCTAAACTATGAACAATTTCAATAACATCATCGCACAATCTTTCAGATACTGTTGAAAATTCAGTTCCTTCAAAATTTCCTTTTTTACCAATAGAACAAGTCCCATCAGTATCCATTAAACCTTTTAAAATTTCTAATCTATTATTAATTGATGAGTATTTATATATAGTTGGAATAAATTTATTATGTGAACCACAACCCACCAATTTTAAATCTTTTAGGGTTTGTATAATTGGGTTAGTATGACCTGTTTTTTTTGTTAATCTATATCCATATTTAGAACTTCCATTTTTAATTTTAACTATTTGTGAATTTTCAGGTAAAATACTTTTAATTGTTTCAACGATTTCGACATCTTCAGTTGTAAATGAGACACTATTTGTTGTTATACCACCATCCCCCAAAATTAATCCTAATAAATATGGGTTTAATGGTAACTCATTAGAAATAAATTCAATTGGTTTAACTATTGGTATTTGCCATTTATTACTACCACCTTTTTCTTTATAATAAGTTTTAAATTTGTAATTTCTATTTGAATTGTTTTTAGAACCATTAATTTCTAAAAACAATTTATTATTTAACAATTGTTCTACTGATAAAACAATTGATTCTTTATTTCTATTATTTTTTGAGTTATCACCAAAACTTCTTGATTTAACGGAAAATAAATGTTCTTTACAAACTAAAACAGAAACATTGTCGTTAAATGTAACCCGATATAAATCTTTTACTCCTTGAGGATAAACACCTTTAACAGAACATTTCTTACCATCACTACCAATAACTTCATCTCCAATTTTTAAATCTCCAATTCTTTTTCTACCATATGGGGTAAACACTTTATTCTCAACAAATTCCGCTTTCCCAAGTCCCATATCATCTGCAAGAATAAATCTTCTTGATCCTGCCAATTTTTCTATTGCTTCTTTTTGATGTTGTAATGGGGGTCTATGACTGTATTTAGAATAATCTACCTCAACTTTCTCAACATTGTGAGTTTTTATTAATGATGATTTAGGAACCCAAAATTCGGTTAAAGGATCCTTCTCAAAAAACTTACCCCAAATATGATAAGATTTTTCTTTCTCAACTAATAATTTCTCAATGTAAATTTTTTCAGGAGTTTCCATAAAATATCTTTCCTCAGCAAACTTCTTTGCGAAATACGTATCGAGATCAACCCACTTACGAGCAACCTTAGGAACTGTATCAAAATAATTTATAATGTAATCTGATTGAGTTCTTGTTGGGTAAAACTTTTTATTATTCTCTTTTTTGGTTTTTAGATACAATATATGATTATTGGCACCCGAGTATGAGTCTAATAATTCTAACGCTTTATGTTCTATCAATGATTGATTAATATCCAAAATTCTCTTTTTATTAAAAATAACAATAAAAAAGATATTTATCAATAAAAACCGTAATTATGGCAAATAAAATTCCTATTACAAGGTTAGGTAAATTTTTCGGAGAGAACGATTTTGACCTTGATATTTCAATGGGAGAAGAGTGGTTGATTGGTGATATGAATTTCACTTGTGTGTTATATCGTATAGATAGGCAAAAGACAAAAACAGATGATGTCTATGGTGAAACTGTTTCAGATGGAATTAAGTTTTTACCCCCAATTGAATTTAATGCGTTTGTTCAAGTATCGGCACCTGAAAATAAAATGATGGGGTCAACAAGAATGGATCAAATGGAGCCAGGGAATATTAGAGTTTCTGTTTATCAAAAAACTTTAGATAATTTAAATGTTGATATAAATTTTGGGGATTATATTGGTTACTACGAAACTGAAACTTTGGTAAGGTACTATACTGTTAATAATGATGGTCGTGTTGTGTCAGATAATAAACATACCTATGCAGGATATAAACCATTTTATCGTACAATAAGTGCGTCTCCTGTTGGTCCAAATGAATTTAAAGGATTATGAAAATAGTATTAAAAGAATCACAAACTAATGAATTAATATCTTTTATAAAAAAAGACCCTAATTTATTGATAAAAAAACAAGTTAAAGTTTATTATGATATTACAAGACATATGTTTTCTGTAACATTTTCTGGCATTGTTGTATTAAAGGCAGATTACGTTAGATTAAAAAATGTTAAATTTTTAGTGGGGGAAAAGGGAAAAGAAAAGGTTAGGTCAGTAAAACAAAAAAATGTTCATGCTTATGTTACAGGAACATTGATTGATTATTGTGAATATCCTTGTGATGATATTCCAAGTCCTGAAGGAAATGTTGTCATTAAATATAACCCTTATTTTGACGACTCATTTCTTATAAAAAAAACAAAAGAACCAATTTTTAGTGCTGATGAGGTTGAAATGATAAATTTAGATGATAAAATATTTTTAGTTAATTAATTATGGGATTTCCAAAACAAATAAAGAAAACAATTCCTCTTATCAATAAAAAAATATTGACCCCAAGAAGACATGAGATTGCGGAGATGATTTCAGATGATGGAACTTACCTTCCAAAATCTTTATTGCATGCGGATTTAGATCGTGGATTTTTAGATTTTGTTAGGGATGAATTAAGATGTGTTGTTGATGGAAAAGTTATTCCTGCAATAGACATTTTAATTACAACACAAAATTGGTCTCAGTTTGTTGAAACTTGGGATTTCCAAAATATTGATAAAAACGCAGAACCCCCATTTATAACAACAATTAGAACCCCCGAAGTTAAATTTGGTACAAATCCGGCATTAAGGTACAATATACCAAATAGGAAACAATATTATTATGCGAAGGTACCAACATGGGATGGACAAAGACATGGGATGGACATTTATAAAATACCACAACCTGTTCCTGTTGATATAACATATACAGTAGTTATAATATGTAACAGAATGAGAGAATTGAATAAATTAAATCAAATTATTCTTGAAAAATTTTCTTCTCGTCAAGCGTATCAAGTAATTAAAGGTCATTATATTCCAATTGTTATGAACGATATTACTGATGAATCAACATTAGATTTAGAAAAAAGAAAGGTTTATATCCAAAAATATACATTTACTTTATTGGGGTTTCTTATTGATGAAGATCAATTTGAAATATCTCCAGCAATTACGAGAGTTTTTCAAATATATGAAACTGATGTAAAAATAAAAAAGAAAAAACAAAAAAAGGAAACCCCCAATCCTCCATCAGTAAAAAGATATGATTTTGCCACAGGTGTTACATCAAACGAAGTCACTGAAGTTTTTGATTACACAGTTAATTTAAAATTTGTTGATAGTGATAACGTGTCAAACGGAACTCCTCCGTCAGGATATGACGTTTATATAAATGGTCTTTATTATGGTAATGATGTAAGAGAGATACAAATTAATACTGGAGACACACTAAAAATAATTATTTATAAACAATTCCCAAATGATACTTCGTTTTTAATTTTTAATCAGGAATTACTATAATTAGTCTTCACCGTATACATCTTTTTTTTCTTTACATTTTTCCATAATTAAATTTTCTAAAAATCTATACATTTTTATCCCTCGTTTATCACAATACTTTTTTAACACATTGTGGACCTCGGGGGAAATCTTTAAATTTTTTATCTTCTTAGTGTCATTATCCATAGGTAGAAAAAAGGTAGAATAAAATCATACCAAAATATAAATAGTTTCAAAGAAGTAAAGTTTTTGCAAAAAAAACTAATATTTATATAGAAAATAAAATAACTAAATAAAAAAAGACAATGGCAAACAGTAAAGTATTTGTATCGCCGGGAGTATACACTTCTGAAGTAGATTTAAGTTTCGTAGCACAAAGTGTTGGTGTTACAACCTTAGGTATTGCGGGAGAAACATTAAAAGGACCCGCTTTTGAACCAATTTTTGTAAGAAATTACGATGAATTTCAAAACTATTTTGGAGGTACTTCACCCGAAAAATTTATTAACACACAAATCCCTAAATATGAGGCGGCATACATTGCAAAATCGTATTTACAACAATCTAATCAATTATTTGTAACAAGAATTTTAGGTCTTTCAGGTTATGATGCTGGACCATCTTGGTCAATCTTAACTGAAGCAAATGTTAATTGTTCAACAATTGATGTTAATTGTTTTAGTTCAGTGACCGTAAATTGTGAACAACAATGTGTTATTCCTTTGGAGTTACCATATTCTGTTGATTTTACGGGATGTACGGATTCAACTTCTAGTATTGAATACTTATCAAACTTTCCTCAGGAAATAATGGATTTATTATATACGAGTTATGAGTCTCAACAAGGAGGAACATCAACTTTGGATAGTAATATAAAAGAATTAATTTTTAATGTAATAACAAATTCAAATCCATTAATTGCGGAAGACCAATATATTAGTTATTTTGGTAGTGTTGAAGGTAATGATTATAATGCGTTAACGGTTAATGGGTCATACACCGCAACAACAAACGTTTATGGTGTACCATCAATACCTTTTAGTGGAAATAATTTATGTGATGGGGCAAACACATCGTGGTATTATTCATTATTTGATAATGTTGGTGGTGGAAGTTATACAGGATTTTCATTTTGGTCAATTGTTACTGGCGTAACTAATATTACTCCAATTACAACAACCACAACCGCACCAACAACAACATCAACAACAACCGACCCTTGTGTTATTCCTGTTCCAACAACAACAACAACAACAACAATTCCTATTCCTGTTGAGTGTTTTTCAGGATCAGTAATGGGTGTGATTTATTATTATACAGGAACATCATATACAGAATATGATGATTTGGTTGTAGCGACATTTAGATCAAGAGGTATATCAACATATTCAAATGGTAATAACCCAATTTATGAAGTATCTGGTTTGACGGACGTAGTTTTAGATATGACAGGACAATATTCTGGAGTATTACAAAACCCATATCTACCATTTGGTGTTAATGTTACTAATAAAGATGGTGTTAATTTTAACTTTGAAACATCTTTTGCAACAAGTGACTCACAATATATAACAAAAGTTTTTGGTACGGATAATTTTGGTAAACCAAGAACAGTGGTTCCTTTATTTGTTGAAGAAAGGTTTCAGGCTTTATTAAACTATGGTTGGAGAAAAGGATTTATTAGAGGATTAAATCCAACATTAGTAGATTTAAATTCTGCACAAAGTAATGCTTCGGATTCTATTGGTTGGTATTTAGATAGATATCAAACACCAAGTTCTCCTTGGGTAGTATCTGAACTTAGGGGTACAAAAGTTTATAACCTATTTAAATTTTATACAATTTCAGATGGTGATTCAGCTAATTATGAAATAAAAATATCAATTGGTAATATTTCGTTTTCAAATCAAACATTTGATGTCTTTATTCGTGATTATTATGATACGGACGCAAATCCAGTTGTGATTGAGAAATTTACTAACTGTAGTATGGATCCAAGTCAAAATAATTTTATTGCAAAAAAGACAGGTTCATTAGATGGTGAATACCAACTTAATTCTAAATATGTTATGGTAGAAATGAATGAAGATGCTCCTGTTGATGCACTTCCTTGTGGTTTTGACGGGTTTAATTTTAGAACTTATGGTACCGCAACATCACCATTCCCTGTTTATAAAACAAAATACGATTTTCCTGGAGAAGTTATCTTTAACCCTCCATTTGGAACACCAATTCAAAGTGGTGGAGATAATGTTAGAAGAACCTATTTAGGTATTTCTAATAATAATAGTTGGGATGGTAATTATTTTGAATATATTGGTAAACGAAATACAATCTCAACTTGTGATCTTGAAAGTGTTGATTGGAATTATAAATCAAAAGGTTTCCACATGGATAAGGATGCTTCAGGAATAACTATTTCAGATGCCTTTACAACATCAGGAACATCTAAATTTAATGTAGGGTCGGCAAATTTCTCATCTGAACCTAATAACCCAACAAGTCCTTATTATAGAATTTATTCAAGAAAATTCACATTATTAGTACAAGGAGGTTACGATGGTTGGGATATATATCGTGAACATAGAACTAACAGTGATAGATATGTTTTAGGTAGAACTGGTTATTTAAACGGAGCATGTCCTGATAACAGATATCCAAATGCAGTTGGTTGGGGAGCATTCAAACAAATTGCTGTTGGAGATGGTACTCAAGATTTTGCAAATACTGACTACTACGCTTATTTATTAGGAATTCAAACATTTTCTAATCCTGAGTCGGTCAACATAAATGTATTTGTATCTCCAGGTATTGATTATGTTAATAATAGTGACTTAGTTGAATCAACAATAGACATGATTGAAAATGAAAGAGCGGACTCACTTTATATTACAACAACTCCCGACTATAATATGTTTTTACCAACAACTACAGGTAATGATGGTATTATTTATCCTCAAGAAGCTGT